CGAACAAGCACAACAACCAGCTACTCAACAAGCAACAGCAACAGCAACAGCAACAGCAACAGCACCAGAAACAGCGGCGGCACCTCAAGCAGAGGTACAAGCACCACAACTTTCTATTGTTGACTTACAGGCACTGTTAAATGTTATTGATGTAGCCAGTTCAAGAGGGGCGTTCAGAGCTAACGAACTTACCAACGTAGGCGGTGTTGCAGATAAACTTACAAAGTTTTTACAACACGTAGCTGATCAACAAAAGGCACAAGCAGAAGCACAAAAACAAGCAGAAGGCGGTGCAGTTGATGAAGGTAAGATTAGCGATGCACAACCTGAACAAAAATAAAATAAAATAATTGCAATTAGGAGAAAAATAATAATGATAAAGCATACAGGTAAAGTGGATACAACAGGCAGACGTGTCGTGGTTGTTTTCCCATCAATACCAGAAGATCAAGACAATTGCTTGGTGGTAGATGTAGATGCATTAGAGGCTCGTTATCATGACGGACTTATGCAGGCAGTAGAATCACCAGAAGGTCAAGCATCAAATAAATTATATGAAGTGCTGGGCAGAAAATTGTTTTGGGATGGTAGAAATATTTTAAGTACACTGCATGAAAAAGGATTCTTAAGAAGAGTTCCAGTGGATACGGTAACACTAATTCCGTCACCTTCTGAAACACTTCCTTTGAAAGAGTTTAATGCATATCAAACAATGATTAGTGAAACTAAACAACAACCAGCAATTCCATTAACACCGGATTCATCTACCAAAGCAGGTGCAATACAAAATCCTGCTGATGAAAATGACAAAGTTGGTATTGCAAGAAATTTGTTGATACAAGCAGAGTTGTTAGAAGCAGATGCACTAAAAAAACGCAATGAAGCAGAAGCGGTGTCTCCAGGTATACAGAAAAAACTAGGCAAAGAACTAGTTTATGCTGAACCTAAAAGAGCAAGAGGCAGACCTAAAAAAGAAGCAACTGCTGAACCAACAGCATAAAGTTTTAAAACCTGCCTATGATAAATACTAACAGTAGGCAGGTTTTTTAATGACAGAAAAAAATTCAAATAGAAAATTTATTCCATCACAGAGCGAACAAGATCATACGGAATTCAATCGCATAATGCATGAGATACATCCTAAAAGAATTCCAGCACACTTTGTTGATAAAATTAAATTATTTCACAGAGATGGAAAAACAAGCCTAATGACCAAAGATGATATCTATAATACTATACCTGTCAAAGGACAAGTAGATTGGGAAAAAATTGCTGAAAATTATCATGATATCATAAACATGGAAATCTACATAGACATGGATTCACTAGAACACACAGTTCATAAAAACGTGCATCGTATGTTTCATAATATATTTAAGAAAAAGAACTAATTGACGTATTTTAAAAAATATGTTATAAATAGTAGTATATAATTACCGTATTTAACAATAGGGGTTGGGGTAATACTATTATGATGAAAACACTATTATCTTTTCTATACATATCAGGCATTCTTGCCTTGGGAAGATTGATTCCGCACCCACCAAACTTAACACCAATGTTAGCCGCGGCTATATTTGCTCCATACGTTATTAACGATCGTTGGACAGCAATAGCAGTACCATTAATGGCAATGTTTATAGCAGATGTGTTTATAGGATTACATCCTTATATGCTTTGGGTGTATGGATCTATAGCACTTTCAACATTCATATCTATGCAATTACAAAAGAGTTATATATCATTAGCATTAATGACATTAATATCTTCTATAATGTTTTTTTTAATAACAAATTTTGCAGTATGGATTATGTGGGATTATTATCCTAATACTTTAGAAGGATTGATAATGTGTTATACAATGGCAATACCATTTTTTCAAAATACACTTTTTGGAACAGTTATCTATACTGCTCTAATGGCATCTATAACAGTAGCACTATCTCGCCCTATGAATAACATATACCTAATGGTAGTTAACAAAGGAAAAGATTATGCTAACAAATATTTTTAAAATACTAATACTTCTATGGCTGTTTATTAAGCCAGCACAATCACAAGAATGTTATTGGGAAGAAATGAAAGACGAAACAATAGTGTGTGACAGTCTAGTTGTTAATATACCAATTTTTCATCTAATGACACCATCAAAAAAAGCAGATGCAATTTACACAGATTCTTACATTTGGTTAGATGATCAAAAGAAACAAGGGTCAAGCATTCTTTCAGAAGCACTAGAAGATGCACCTAATTTTAATGCAGTTCGTTCTGGTCCTGCTGGACAACAAACATCATTATTTACAAGAGGAACAAATTCTAATCATACATTAGTAACAATAAATGGATCACCAATTACAGATTATTCTACAACAAATGGGGCTACTGATTTGAATAATATCAATGTTCATTTTGCAGATGGATTACATTTATATACAGGACCAATGAGTACTACTTATGGAGCCAATGCAGTAGGTGGAGTAATTGATATACAAACATCTGATTATAAACAAAATGAACTAACACTTTCACATGGATCACATAATACAAACACAATAGCATATACTTATAGTAAAGATTATTTTAATTTTGGAATATACACAGAAGGGTCAAACGGTATATCTGTTTATCCTCAAGGATCAGAAGCAGATGGATATGATGTAATTGGACTTAACTTTGGTTACGTTACAAACTATGACGGTACTAAAGTAAAATTTACAGGTATAACTAACACCACTGAAGCAGATATTGATGCCTCTGGTGCAGATGATACAGATTACACAAATGAAACAAAATTTTATTTTGGACAAATGCAAACATCTACAGATGTAGAATATGGTACAATAAAAACAGTGTTGGATCATACTATATGGGATAGGCAGTATATAAATGGTAACGAAATAGACAATTACGATTCTATAGCAACACATGGATCTTTAGATTGGTTGACAAACACAGATCAAGTATCAACCAAAACAGGAGTTGACATAACAGGATTTGATGCAGAGTTTAATAATACAGGATCATATAATTCCACTGTGGACAAATCAGCATCAGTAGTAGGAATATATCATAATTTTGATTATATTACCAATAGCAAAATAATTATATCAGGAGGTTTAAGATATGATGAGCATTCTATTGCAGGAGGACAATCAACCTACAGTGTAGGTGCGGCATACAATGGATTTCGTGTGAGTCAGTCAACCGGATATAAATCACCAACACTATATGAGTTGTATGGTGCTGACAATTTTGGTTATACAGGTAATTCAAATTTAAAAGCAGAAACTTCTGTAAGCAATGAAATAGGATACAATAATAAAGGTAAATCTCATAATTTTGATATTGCATTATATTCAATTGATATTGATAATATGATTACATATTCTAATTCTACATATAATAACGACAGTTCAGGGTCATCAAAAATCAAAGGTGCTGATATTGATTTTAATTATTACATAGGAAATTTTAGTTTTGATAACAGTATAGCATTAACATCAGCACAAGATTCTTCTGAAACATGGTTAAAGCGTAGACCACACACAGTATGGAAATCAGGAATTACCTATACCAAAGACAATTACTACATTACACCTAGTATATTATATTATGGAAAGCATAGAGATACAGATTCAACTGATTGGTCAACAATTACAGTAAAAGAAAAAACCACAGCAGATCTTACAGCAGGATATTATCTAACAAAAGATTCTGAAGTAGTATTAAATATTAAAAATTTAACAAATGACAAATATGAAAGACCAGACGGATATAATCAAGGAGGAAGAAATATAACACTTGCTTGGAAAATAAAATTTTAGTATTGCAAAAGCAAATAAATACTGTTATAATAAAGGTACAAAATGGAAAAACAAAAATATACAAAAGATCAATATTTTTTATTTGTTGCTCAAATCATAGCACACTTGTCTATAATTCCAATGATCATCTATGGGCATTGGTATCATTGGTTGATAGCATTCTTTGTTTATTTTGTAACTGGATGTTTTGGTATGACAATGACGTTTCATAGATTACTATCACATAAAAGTTGGAATGCACCTAAATGGTATGAATATTTTGGATCATTAGCAGGCACATATGGATTAACAGGATCAACAATAGGATGGGTGGCTATACATAAAGAGCATCATCATTATACTGATCAAGAAGGTGATCCTCATTCACCTGAACACTTAGGATTTTTTAGAGTTCAATGGTTAAGCATGTTTGAAACACCTAACCCAAGATATGTGGTAAAACTTATTAGATCAAAATTCCATGCCTTTTTACACAAATGGTATTTTGCATTACATCTAGCAATAGCAGTAATTTGGTATTTAATTGATCCAATGTTATTGATCAGTGCTTATCTATTTCCAGCAATGATATTATGGAATGCTGGATCGTTTATTAATACACTAACACACATGACTGGTTATAGAAATTGGGAAACAACAGACAATTCAACAAACATACCTTTACTTGGAATACTAATGTGGGGAGAAGGTTGGCATAATAATCATCATTATGATCCACAAAATTCAAGTTTCAAATACAAATGGTGGGAGTTTGATCTAGGTGGTTGGTTTATAAAAAAACTAGAGCAAAAAACTTAAATGGAAAAGATTGTACAATACAATCCAGCATACAAAATACTAGTAGAAGAATTTTTAACTCAAGCAAGAGCAGAAGGGAGTGCTGGTACATATACTCAAAAAAAATTTGATTTAGATAACCTTGACGAGCAAAGCAGTCTTTGGTTGGCAATAGTGGATGATGAAGTTGCTAGTATAAGTTATGCTGAAAGAAGTTTTATCACAGGCACTCCAGAGTCAATAAGAAAGTGTAGGTACCATATCCTTAAGAAACACAGGCATGGTCGTTATGGTTTTAAAATGATGAAACATCAGATAGCCTGGGCAAAGGCAAATGGTTTCAAACACTACTATTGGACGCATGACGTCAAAGACACAGCAATAAACAAATTATTTCAACATAAGAAAAAATATGTTGGAGGTGATAACAGTTGGTTTGAAGACGATGATTACAAACAATTAACACTAGAAACAGATCTAGTTTTTCATGATTCACCAAAGTCTGATATGATACAGTTTGTCTACAGTTATTATATTGATCCTAATTATATATGGAAACCAACCAGTGCTGTTATATGGCACAAACACAACGGCACTATAGAAAATGTTGCAGAGGTATTATGAAAACAGTGCAACTAGGAACAATATCAGTTATACATGAAACATGGTTGCCATATGCCGCGGCATGTCTTATAAGTTATTGTAATAAGATACCTGAGATAAAATCAAAGTACAAATTCAATGAACCATTATACAAGTACAAACCTGTAGAAGAATACACAGAACAATTTAAAAACATAGATGTGTTTGGTTTAACCTGTTATGTATGGAATCAAGCATATAACAATCAATTAATGAGCCACTATAAAGATGTAAATCCAAATGGTATTACTATGTATGGTGGCCCTAACGTCCCAGAAGATCCTAAACTTGCAGAAAAGTTTGCACAAGAACATCCTTATATAGATATATTTTGGGTAGGACCTGGAGAGAAATTAGTCAGTGGTTTTTTACAAAATATTAATGCTCCAATGAGTATACATGCTGGTAGTTTTGGAAGAGGTTGGAACAACGTAGAGGTAGGCCGCAAACTATATCAAATTGGTACAGATGAAATGCCTACACCATACATTGATGGAGTATTTGATTCAATACTAAAAGAAGAAAAACGAGTCAAGGCATCTTTTGAAACTAATCGCGGATGTCCTTTTAAATGTGCATTTTGTGATTGGGGAGGTCAAGCAAGATCAAAAGTTACAAAGTTTGACATAGACCCAGTATACCAACAATTAGATTTTTTATACAAGCATACAAACATAGCAGAAGTAGAAATACTTGATGCTAACTTTGGTATGTTACCTAGAGACTTAGATGTTGTTAAAAAAATGAAAGCAAATAAAGAAGCAACAGGCAACAATCCAAAAATATCATATAGTGGACTTGCAAAGAACGGTAGTAAGTGGTTACCAGAAATTATAGATATTATACACAACAACTTAGATGCTGACCAGCGTAATTTAAAAGTAAGTTTCCAAACGCATTCAAAAGATACACTCAAAATTATTAATAGAGCAAATATCAATAATGACAAACTTATACCATTAATAGACAGTTTTAAATCAAAAGGATTACCAGTAACTAGTGAAATGATTATAGCACTGCCAGGCGAAACAGCAGACAGTTGGTTATACAGTTTAAACAAAGACTATGAACTTGGTATTGATTTTATGCGTTCTTATTTTTTAAATTTAGTACCAAACACAGAACTATATACAGATAAATTTCAAAAAGAACACAAAGTTAAATCAAAGATACTTGCATTTCCGTATTCGTTCTCAGGATTAGGATATAAACAATTACATAATCATCCAGAATACAGAGATGAACGCAGTACATACGAGTTTGAGGAAATAGAAATAATGCACAGATGCTTTTCGTATGATGAAGATGAAATAGTTCGCATGTTTGATTATTGGTGGTTTTATCATAATTTCCATAATTCTAGAGCATTAAGTCATACAATAAAAGATCTGTTTGACACAGGGCATGATATTGAATTTCAAATTAAATGGTTTTATCAACATTTAAATAAAATGCCTCTAATGAAAACATTAGTAGAAAAGAATAGACAGATTATTAGAAATATATTTAAAGATGAACCAAGAACAGAAGTTAAAGATCTAGCAACATATTTGTATTTTTCAAGATGTTTACGATCAGATGAAGTGTATCAGTTCTGGCATAACCAAACACAGTTTATAGAAGATTTATCAAAAGTGTTTCCAGAAAAATTGGTTAAATATGATGTAGCACAATGGAAAAAAGAATTTGATATGAGCATGTATGGTACAGATGCTCGTATTAAGCTAACTGAAGCAGTGGCAATAGGGAGTGAAAGATAATGTGGAAAGAACTAGTAAAAAATGAACTATGGGAGTATGATAACTTTCTTGATGATAATACTATTGAGCAGATAAAACAAAATATGTCAACAGCAGGTAAAACAGAACTTGAGCCTGGTGAAGCAATATTACCTAACTTTAGAAATTCAGGTGTCAATGCTACTACATATAATTACACAGTTCATAGAACTGATATACACAAAGATAGAGTATTAATTGACTTGTATATGGGCAAGGTAAATGAATTAATGCAACCATTAACTGAAACTCCTGTACCAATGGATAATTTAGAAGGACTACAATTATTTACTAAGAGTTTTTCAAAACGTGGATGGTATGATCTACATACTGAGCCTATTGACAAGTATGGTCCTTATGCTTTTATGCATTTTCTTTCTACAGAGCAAGGAGGCGAGTTAGTATTTCCTAGTCGTAATGGAGTAGAACAACACTTACAAAAGTTTCCAGCTCAAAGATCTAGATGGGAAGAAAACATACAGTTAGTTGAATCTCGAGGATTTCCTATGCGTTATTTAGATGATGTAGTTGTTAAACCGGTTTATAACAAATGTGTTGTATTTGCTATAGGTTCTGCTCACTATGTTAATCCATTGCAAGGTGAAGTAACAAAAGATTCAAGACAAGTAGTTACAGGATGGCCATATGCTACTAAAGAACTTATAAGCAATTTAGATCAACATTGCAACTTTAATTATTATTTTGATGCACAGCGTCATGCAGAACCAAAACCTGAGGATTGTCATTAATGTGGAAAGAACTAGTTCAAAATGAAGTCTGGTATACAGATAATTTTATTAATGAAGAACTTGTTGATCAAGCATTAGATAAAATAAGACAATCAGAAATAAAAGAACTAGATGGCAATGAACAACCACATATTATTAGCAAGTCTTATTATAATTATAATCATGTAAAGTATAATATACACAAAGATAGCGATGTAGTAGTAGCAGTCATCAACAGATTAAATGAAATATTATCAGAAGTTTATAAGCCTATACTAATTCAAAATATAAATGAAAAAAATGTTTTACAGTTTACAACAAAAACTTTTAATCCAAATAGCGTATATAATGTTCATACAGAACGCAAAGATATATATGGAGAATTTGTTTTTATAAATTATCTAACAACAGAAAATGGTGGCGAGTTGGTTTTACCAAATGAGTATATGCTTGAAGAACATTTTAATTATTATCCACAAGAACGTAAAAATTGGGAAGAGTTTAAAACAAAACTTCATAATGAAACTGGACAAGATCCTTATCTAGTAGGACCATTAACAATTAACCCTAAAAGAAATTCATGTGTGCTGATGAGAGTTGGGTCAGCTCATTATGTGAATCCAGTTAGAGGTGGTAAAGTAGGTAGTCGTGTTGTAATTACAGGATGGCCATTTGCTAATATGAATTGGAAAGAAAAGTTTAAATCTTAAAACAAAAATTTACGATCCCCAGCAAATTCTCTGTAATCCATTGTTAGTTCATCACCTGTTTTGATATTTTTACAAGAAATAAAACTTGTACCTCCAATGTAAGACAAGTTTGAGTCATTACTGTGATTTATATATGTGTCTTCACAATTCATATTATGTGTTAAACTTACAGGAAATTTTCCAGGCGCTTGTTCTTTAGGAACTATAGAACCAGTTAGTTCAACGACTTTTCTTCCAATAGGTATTGATTCTAGTGCAAATCTACCTTTACCGTGTATAGATGATTCTTTTACTTCAGTTTTAAACAGCCACTGGTTGGGCATCTGCTTGAGCCTTGTGTTGTGTATATTCTTTTTGTATTTTTAATTCACCCATATTGTTTGTTTCGTTCCATTCACCTTCTGGTATTTCTTGTAGATCTAATTGATCTTTTAAACTAAACATTAAACTAATTCTTGGTGTACTACCTGAGTTAACTACGGTGTGTCTAAAGCCAATGTTTAAGAAATATGCTGAACCGTCTGCTTTTAGATAATATGCTTCTTCTTTGCCTTTACGCCAGAAATAATTTGTTGCTTGTTCTTCTGCAAAGATAGGAATAATTACTCTTACAGCATAGGTCGGATCATAATCAATGTGTGGAGTAAGTGTTTTACCTGGATCTAATCTAACAAGTCTTACTCTTATAGCATCTGATTTGAACGAGTTAACCACTTCTTCAAAGTATGTGCCTTTGTATTTTTCTGTTGGAGTATTGTAGTTGTGTTCATCAAGAGCCGGGTTTAGTCCTTCGCCTCTGTGTGCTTTTAGTTTGTATTTGGCAATTTTACCAATAGAGTCGTTGCCAGTGCCAGCAGTTTGCCCCATGGCTTCACAAGATTCTACTGTGGGTGCTTCTGCGGTTGGATCAAATTCTGTTAGATTAATTTGTTTAAAGTGTTTATAAACACTCATAACTAATTCGTGATTATTGCTACACAAGGCTTTGTTTGTTTCCATAACATTGCCATAATCATTAGCAAGTGTTAAAGCTTCTTGTTGTAATTTTTCTATATCAAATTTGTGGGTTTGGAACTTCCACATAGTTGGTAATTGGTATTTTTTACGTATTAACATTGATTAAATTCCTTATATAGCACTTATTATATACTTATTTATCAAATAAATCAAGTGATAAATAATATAAACTACATACTTTATATTGATTTATAAAGAATTTTACTGTATAATACAAGCAATGATTGATCTAAAAACAAATAAAACCTATTGCCCATTTCTATTTCGAGCGGCTAATCTAAGTATGCCTCAATCAGAAATAGTTCCTTGTTGTAGATATCAAAAAAATAAAGAAAAATATGCAATATCTTTTAAAGATGGTTATAACTTATTATGGAAAGATCTAAGACAAAAAGCAATCAATGGAGAAAAAATACAAGGGTGTTGGAGATGTTATCAAGAAGAAGAATTAGGAGGAAAATCAATGAGAACTTGTGCATTAGATAGTGAATCAAATTCAGATCAGGAAGTTCCTTATCGTTCTCAACAAGAAATAGATTATACAGACACAAAGTTAGAATTTTTAGAAATACAAACAGGCAGATATTGTAATTTAAAATGTCGATCATGTGGTCCAAATTTGTCTACAACATGGGACGAAGACTTAGATAATAATCATAAAGCAGTTGAAAATTTTTATGGAGGCGATATTGATTTATATCATCAAATAAAAAAATTACCAAAAACAAATCAAGAGATTGCTGATATATCATATGAAGTAGTTAAAGATTTAAAAAATGTCAAGGCCACTGGCGGAGAACCTTTTCTAAACGATCAGTTTCAAATATTTCTTGCTAATCTAGTTAAATGGGATTTGGCAAAAAACATAAGCATTGAAGTTTTTACAAACTGTTCGTTTTTTCCAAAACATACTTTTCGTAAACTGCTTCCTTATTTTAAAAAAGTAAAAGTTACTCTAAGTCTAGATGGAATTGGGACACGAGCAGAATTTTTAAGAAAAGGGTCACAATGGCCAAAGGTTTTAGAAACAGCAAATAGTTGGAAAAGTTTTGCATCAGAAAACTCAAACGTTTTTATATCAATAAGTCACACAGTATCAATATTTAATGTTTTATACTTAAAAGAATTTATTGATTGGATGGAATCTTTTTTTGCAAAAGAAAAACTATCAAATAAATTTTCGTTTGATATGACAATTGCACAAACACCAACATATCTTTCAATACGTAATTTTAATAATAGAGTTAGAAAAAATATACTAAACTTTTTATCTAATGATTTTGAAGATATTTCTAGATATCCTTATATTAAAAAAGATATTAAAAAAGTATTGTTAGTTTTACAACAAAATAGTATTACAGATAATAAAAGAGAGTTTATTGAAAAAGCATATTTGTTTGATACAATACGCAATGAAGATTGGAAAGAAACCTTTCCAGAGTTAGAAAAAATTATAGGAGTAAATATTTATGAAACAGTCGCTTAACAATAAAGCATACAATAGTTATGACAATATAGATAAAAATTTTTTACATGATATCAATGGAGAGTTGTTCTACTTTAATCCATCTTGGAAAAAAGTTGGTGTAAATCTTAGTGGCGGAGCAGATAGTGCCTGTGGTCTAGCAATACTTTGTAAATTAATTACTGAATTAAATTGCAATACTGAAATAGTAGTAATAAGTCATGTGCGTGGATGGATAAATCGTCCATGGCAAAGATATATATTTGTTGATGTTTTTAATAAAATTAAAAGTATGTATCCAAATGTATCTATGCAACAAATTAAAAGTTTTATACCACCTGAATTAGAAGCTGGCTCGTTAGGAAAGATTGATAAACTTAATGCATTTGGTGATGTTGTAATTGTTTCAAGTTTTAATATTTTTGCAACAAGTGAATATAAATTAGAAGCCGTTTATAATTTTACAACTTTAAATCCTGTAAAAGAAGATTTAAAAAATTATATAACTGAAAATACTAAATCAGTAAATGACTGGATGAATACAAGTGATAGAGTATGGAGTGAAGATAAACTTGATACATGGATTTCTACAAGAAAGTATCCACCACAATATCAACTATCAATCCAAAAATTTAGTCATTTATATAACAAAACAAGTGAAAGAATATTTCCATGGTTACTTGTTAAAAAAGATTTTGTGCTTAATCAATTTTATAAAAATGGCTGGGAAGACTTATTAAACACAACAAGAAGTTGTGAAGGTGATTATTCTAATCTTTATGATAGTCAATCAAATGAGATAATTCCAACTTATATTCATAAAGAAACAAAGTTAATTACATGTACAGAAAAAAATTTAGATAATCCATGCTTTTGGTGTGTTGAAAGACAATGGGCAAAGGAATCAGTAAAGAAAGATAATGACAAGTAAAACATTTTGCATAATGCCGTTCATACACATGAACCTCAAACCAAAAGGTTATGTGAGTGCCTGTTGGCGCAATCACGATCTGCTGGGACACTATGGCGAAGAAAAATTAAAAGATATATGGAACAACGAAAATTACAAACAGATTAGAAACAATCTACTAAACGGAATACAGCACGAAGGTTGCAAGAGCTGTTGGGACATGGAACAATCACACACAAAGTCAACACGGCAACAGTGCAATGAACAGTATGCTGATATGATTCCTAGCATACTTGACACAGTCAAAGATGGCGCATTGCCAATGAATGTTCGCACAATCGAATTGCGTTTTGGCAATGTGTGTGATTTGAGATGTAGACACTGTTCATCTATATACAGTTCTACATGGGCAGTGGCCTACAACAAACATCAAGATGTTAAAACACTGTTTGACAAATATCAACTCACAGAAACCAGCACATGGCGTGGCATAGCCAAACTACCTGCTGAAACACTGGATCAAGTGATAGATGACATAGCACCCACAGTAGAAGAAATAGTTATTGCAGGCGGCGAACCTTTGATACAACCACAACACTATGAAGCATTGGAAAAACTATTGCCATATGCAAAAAACATAACACTTGAATACAACAGCAATCTAAATTCAATTGCACAGGGTGACAAGCAGGTGATTGATCTATGGCGACACTTTAAACAGGTAAACTGTAGGGTCAGTATTGACGGTGATGAAAGCACACACAGTTATCTTAGAACAGGCAGTGACCTTGCCAAAATAGAACACAACATAAAACAATTACAGCAGTTAGACAATGTGATGTTGACAGCAACCTGCACAACATCATTGTATAACATAACCAAGTTGCACTATGTGATAGAATACTACAACAAGTTAGACTTGCCCATGCACTGTAGTTTGGTACAGTATCCAGAGGCAATCAATGTGCAGTATCTACCTAATGAATTAAAGCAACAAGTCAACAAACAGGTTAGAAACACAGTTGCAGATCTGTCAGGAAAAATAAAACAAACCAGACACAATAAGATTGCAAAGTGGAGTGAATATGTGTTACAATATATGAATAATACCAGTATCAATGTGGATAGATTGACAGATGATACTAGAGAGTATATTACAACTATGGATAAATTAAATCAAACAGAGTTCTTGTCAGTGTATCCAGAATTCAAAGAGTATTGGCAATGACAGATCTAAAATGGAGTGAATATGATTTTACACAAATTCCGTACGATGATCTCGTACGTGTTGGACAACGTACTATGCTTTATAGGGACTTGTTTACAGTTAGTTGGCTTCTTGGTAGGTTTTGTAATTACAGGTGTTCATACTGTTGGCCGTATGCTAGGAGTGACAGAAAAGATCATAGGCCTACTGAGCTTTGTCTTGCTACCATTGATGAAATCAAAAGACAGGCAAGAGAGCGAGGCTTTAATAGTTTCCATTTCTCTCTTTCTGGAGGCGAGCCTACGTTTCATCCTGGTTACCTTGATATTCTTCAGCATCTTGCTGATGATACAACAAATACTAATTATACTTCTGTCCATATGACATCAAACTGTTCAAGACCAATGAAATGGTTTGAACAGTATGTTAGTGCAGTAGCACCTTTTCACAGAGCAAGTATAACAGCAAGTTATCACAGAGAGCATGTGAATACACAAGAAAAGCGAGAAGAGTTTGCAGACAAGTTATGTTTTGTTCAAGAGCATGATGTTCAAGTAACAATCAATCAAGTTATGGTGCCAGAATGGTTTGATGAACTATATGAAGAGTCATTGTACTTTCACAACAGAGGTATTAATGTTACACTTAAACCACAGTCAGATCCTACAGCATCTAAACGTGTAGATGGCTACACAGATGATATGTTAAAAAGATTATGGAATGGTATGCCACAACGTGGATTTACTGAAGCAAAAAACAAATATGTAACAAGACCAAAGCCTACATATAAAATTGATGAAGATAGAACACTACAAAAACAAACTTACTCAGAAGGAGTACCGCAACACTTTCAAGTAGAGTTTAGAGACAAAGATAACAAAGCATGGTTTATGGATCAAGCAGAAAGATTCAATGCATTTAATTTTAATCAGTTTACTGGTTGGGAATGTTCATCAGGTTACAGATCAATTATTATTAGAGAACCAGATGGTAGTATAAAAAGAAGTTACAGTTGTGATGACAAACCTTTGGGTAATATTGAAACAGGATTTAAATTATTTGATAAACCAGAAAAATGTATTTCACGTAGTTGTGTATCAAGTGCTGATTCAAAAATACCAAAACGTGCTGAAGGAACACAAATGCCATTATGGCCTGGAGATAAAACATATATATGAATAAGAACAGTTTATATAGAGATTTAACAACTTTTGGAAGTCAATATCCTTTAGTTTTAAATATGTTTGATAGTGAAGAGTTTATTGAATGGACAGAAAAAAACTTTACTTATGTAAGGTATAATCCAAGAAAAAAAGTTAACAGATATGGATTAAGTATTACAAGTTTAGATGGCGGAATGTCAGGTATACCTGATTTAGATAGTGTTTTTGAATATAACAAAGAAAATGGAACACAATGGACAGAAAGAGATTTTAAAGTACCAACACCGGTATTTGAATGGAAATCTTTAAAAAAGTTTTTAAGTTTATTTGGTAATCATATATTTAGAACACATATATTAAAATTAGAACCCGGTGGGTTTTTTCCACCGCATAGAGATCATCCAGATGAAGATTTTCATCATACAAATAAAATTGTATTTGATACCTTTAGATTAATAGTTCCTTTAAAAAACTGTAATCCACCAGGAATGAACTTTGTTCTTGAAGATAAATTATTACATTGGCATCAAGGTGTTGTTTACTTTGTTGATACTGCTAAGATGCATTATTTGTTTAATGCTAACTTTGATCCGGCATATTGGCTTGTAGTTAATGTTGATGTTAATGACGAAACAGTAGCCACAGTTTGTAAACATATGAGAGAAATGTAATGATAATAACAATGAATATAACAAATGAAACTTTTGGTAAAAGCAAAGCAATACATTCTCCTACAGATATGACTATTAAAAATGCATTAACAAAAAGTTATAATTCGTATGTTGAAAGTACAAATGAGAATGACAAAACGCCATCAGTAAAAAGAAGAATACGTTGGGAAACTTGTCAAGAACAAATACGTAATTATCTAGATCCTTTTATTGATTTATCACAATTACAATGGGCATATCCAACAAATGGAATACATGAAAGCATAGATTGGATGTGTATAAAAGTTGACAAGTATCAAGTGTTTGAAGGAGAATATAGATATCCATTGTTTATGAAAAAACCTATTAATATTGCTAAAACAACAAGTGATTTAATTGCTGATATTCCTTTGTATATGAGTAATCCATTTAGTGCTACAGGCAATTTTGATAAAAGATATGACGAAGTAGGATTAAAACAAATTTGTCCAATATATTTAGATCTAGCATTTGCTGGAACAACAGGACAGTATAAAATAAATTTATATGACAATGTTCGCGAAGTATTTTGGAGTTGTTCAAAACCATACGGACTTGGATTGTTAAGAGCAGGAGTTAGATTTTCTAGAGAACAAGAAGCAATACAACAAGAACTTCAAGGTGTAGGATATTTTAACCATGCCATTATAGATGTATTTAAAGCAGTAACATTAAACAGTAGTGTGTTTGCTAAAAAACAACAATACAGTAAAATGCAGTATGATATTTGTAAGCAATTTAATCTACAACCAAGTGATTCTTATTTGCTTGGCACAACATATGATAGTGAATGGAATAGATTTAAGAGAGATAATGGTGTTAACAGAGTTTGTCTAACACCAGCATATGAGGTAATAGATGAATAAAAAAATAGCAATAACAGGGTATACTAAAAAAATTGGTAAAGCATTGTATGAAGCATTTCCAAATGCATTAGGTATAAGTAGATCTACAGGTCATGATATTACTGATAAAGATTCAAGAACAAAGATAATTCATTCTTGTATAAACTGTGATGTGTTTATTAATAATGCACATGAAGGATTTGGACAAGTAGAAATGTTAGACGAAATGTTTACTGCATGGAAAGACAAAAACAAATTAATTATCAATATAGGTGTTGATAGTGTACCTTATACTAATTGGCAAGTAGTACATCAAATGTATCCTGTTCAAAAAGTTGCATTACATTCACACGCAGAACTATTACAAAATCAAAAACGTACATGTAAAATAACAACATTGGCTTTAGGTTATGTTGATACAGAATTTAACAAAGACTATCTTGGCCCTAAATTATCTTATCAAGAAATTATTGACACAGTAAAATGGATAATTGAACAGCCAAGTGAAATTAAACATATGGTATTAAGTGCAAGATGATTAAACTATTAATTATAAGTGAAGTAAGTAGTTTTGATACAGATTATAATGAATATAAAGAATCAGAACAGTCGTGGTATGATTGGGTAAAACAATTGCCAGGTTTTATAAAGTTTGATGCACCTACAGGAACTAGATGGGGTCAAGAAGTAAACACAAATGCTAATATAACTGTCTGTGAAGTTTATTTTAACAACAATAATAATGCTGATGCTTTTTTAAATCATAGTACTAATATAGAATCAATAGAAAAAGCAAAGCAGTTTGCAAAATGGATTAAAATTATAAAGGTAAAAATAGATGAGTAAAACAATTTGGGGCGTATGTGGACTAGGACATGACGGATCTCTGTCTGTGGTTAAAGATGGCGAAATAGTGTTTGCGGCTCACACAGAAAGATATACACGAGTAAAAAATGATTCAGATCTATGCGATGAAATAATCAACGAAGCACTAGAGCATGGTGATCCAGATCGTGTTATATGGCATGAAAGACCTTGGTTGAAAAAACGTAGACAAATGGTTGCTGGACAATGGAGTGAAGTATTCCAAACAGATAATCTACCATCACAGTATATGAAACAGTTTCAACACATGGTGCCCCACAAATTAGAATATGTAGAACATCACAAAGCACATGCGGCCGCAGGAGCATACACATCACCATACAACAGTGCCTGTGTTATTGTTGCTGATGCAATAGGAGAGTTTGACACAATATCTATATGGGATTACACAGCACCAAATGGTTTAAAAAGATTAAAAACATATCAGTATCCACATTCACTAGGACTATTGTATTCAGCATTCACACAAAGAGTTGGACTAAAGCCAAACGAAGAAGAATACATTCTAATGGGAATGGCGGCGTACGGTGAACCTAAATATGTCAAAGACATTGAAACATATTTCTTTGATGAACGTGATCCTTTGAAACTAAAACGAAATGTTCATGCTGGTATTGAAGAATGGATGCCACACATGCCATTGCTTGATCATCAATTTTCATATGATGTAGCGGCATCAATACAGCAAGTGATTGAAAAGAAAATTCTTACACTGTTTGAAATAGCACGTTCATACAGTTCACAAAAGAACATTGTATGGATGGGCGGAGTTGCACTTAATTGTGTAGCCAACTCGTTGATGTACAATAAAAATCAAAACATATGGATTATGCCTAATCCAGGTGATGCAGGTAACTCACTAGGCGCCGCGGCATTGGGATATGGTGATAAACTAAATTGGCAAGGTCCATTTTTAGGCACAAACATTGAAGGCGACTATCCTGTGGACAGTGCCTGCAAAGCACTGATGAATGGCAACATCATTGGAGTTGCAAGTGGTAGAGCAGAGTTTGGTCCAAGAGCATTGGGTAATAGAAGTTTACTTGCAGATCCTAGAGGAGGTGAAATCAAAGACAGAGTAAATGATATTAAGAAACGACAGAAGTTTAGACCTTTTGCTCCTGCTATCCTAGAAGAACATGTACATGAGTATTTTACAATGCCAGGTGGTATAACAGCATCACCGTACATGCAGGCAGTGGCGATATGTAGAAAGCCACAAGAATTTCCAGCAATCATACATGCTGACGGTACTTCACGTGTACAAACTGTGACACAACGTGAAGCACCAGGATTTTATAAACTAATCAAAAAGTTCTATGATCAAACAGGTTGTCCAATGCTATTGAATACAAGTTTAAACATCAAAGGCGAACCTTTGGTAAACACAAGACAACATGCAGATGCATTTGAACAAAAACACAAAGTGAGGGTATATTCATGAAACTAAAAAATACAAAAGTCGCAATGATTGGTTGCGGCAAACTAGGAAAAGACTGTGCAGAAGTAATGGCACAACAATACATGGTTGAAGGTTATGATGTAGAACCAAGACAGCCAGAAAATTTTGCAATGAAACAGTCAATTGCTGAAGCAGTTAAAGACAAGGACATTGTGTTTATTGCGGCACCAACACCACATGATCCACGTTATGATGGGTCAACACCAACAGCACATCTAGAACCAAAAGACTTTGACTACACAATTGTAAAAAACATTTTAAAAGAAGTTAATCAATTTGTTAATAAAAAGCAACTGGTGGTACTAATTTCAACTGTGTTGCCAGGCACAACAAGACGTGAACTAGAACCACTAATTACAAATGCACGTTTTGTGTATAATCCGTATTTGATTGCTATGGGATCTGTAAAATGGGATATGGTAAATCCAGAAATGATTATGATTGGCACAGAAGATGGATCTAAAACAGGTGATGCAAAAGAACTTATAGATTTCTACAAACCAATGATGCAGAACAACCCAAGATACATAGTTGGTACTTGGGACGAATGTGAATCAATCAAAATTTTCTACAACACATTTATTTCAGCAAAGATTGGATTGGTAAACATGATTCAAGATGTAGCAGAGAAACAAGGTAACATCAATGTTGATGTAGTAACATCAGCACTTGCATACTCAGATCAAAGAATTATGGGACCAAAGTACATGACAGCAGGCATGGGTGATGGTGGTGCTTGTCATCCTAGAGATAATATTGCACTGCGTTGGATGGCAGATCACCTAGGCTTAGGCTATGACTTGTTTGACGCTATTATGGGTGCTAGAGAAGTACAAGCAGAAAATCTTGCTAAAAAATTAATGTCGTATAACTTACCAATTGTGATTGTAGGTAAAGCATATAAACCTCACGTGCCTTACACTAACGGATCATACAGTTTGTTGATAGGGCACTATGTTGAAAAAGCAGGTAGAACATTGTACTACAAAGATGAACACACAGGTGATACTCCACCTAAGACACTGGGTCGTGCAGTCTACTTGTTAGCACACAATCCTAGAGTAACATATGGTACAGATGACACATCTAAGTATGACTTTCCGGAAGGATCAATTATTGTTGACCCATGGAGGCAGTGTCCACAACTAGAAGGTTGTACAGTGGTTGAGTATGGTAACACAAGGAACGTTTAAATAAAAATGATTAACACAGAAACAGTAACTCATGTAAGACATTGGAGTGATAAAACATTTTCATTTCGTACTACAAGATCTTTTCCAAACAAGTTTGAGAACGGAGAGTTTGCTATGATTGGCATAGAGCATGAAGGTAAAAAACTCATGAGAGCATATTCATTTGCTTCAGCTAATCATGAAGACTATCTAGAGTTTCTGTCTATTAAAATACAAGACGGCCCATTAACATCAAAACTACAACACATCAAAGAAGGTGATCAAGTTCTTGTCAATGATAAATCAACAGGTACACTTGTTATTGATTATTTGTTACCAGGACGCAACTTATATCTAGTAGCAACAGGTACAGGACTTGCACCTTTTATGGCTATTATCAAAGATCTAAGAACCTATGAACGCTTTGACAAAGTTGTGCTTACTCACACAGTGCAGTATGAAAACGAACTGGCCTACAGGGATGAATTAGAAACATTTAATGAGAGTTGGCATGAAGTTACACAAGGTAAGTTTAGATATTTTAATACACTTACTCAGCAAGAGTGGCCAAGACAAGGTAGAATTACACAGTGGATTAAAGATGGTAATTTATTTCATACTACAACTAATCAAAAACTTGAACCAGAGTTTGATAGATTTATGATCTGTGGGTCACAAGGATTAAACACAGATCTAATTGAACATTTTGAATCATTGGGTATGCAAGAAGGAAATACATCAATCCCTGGGCAGTTTGTTATTGAAAAGGCATTTGTACAAAGATGATTTTTACTCCGTTAGATATACCTCCAATACCAAATAAACAATCTATTCTTGATAAGTTTATTGGTTCTGAAAAGTTTGCTTGGTGGAAAGAAGAAACACTACTAGGAACTAAAAATTTAGATGAACCGTTTGGAGAATCAAGACAATGGGAGTTATCTGCACATTTAACATACCCAAATTTGATTGAATGGATAGACACATATTTTCCATTTGAATATAAATTTTATGTAAGACTTGCAAGATCAACTGGTAATGTTGCACCGCATGTGGATGGCAATTACGTTACAGCACCACATCCACATCATATGACAATAACTCAAAAAATGTTAGATCACCAATTGGCAAATGAACCAATAGGCTATAGGTTTGTTGTTAGCGGATCAAGAGATACATTGTATATGTGCAAAGAGTATGACTATTCTAAAGATATGAACAATCAACAAAAATGGTTTTGCACAATACCTAATGAAACAGACGCTTTTTTAATTAACAATTGTACGCAACCTCATGGTGTAGATGTTAAACAAGGCATAGATGATGATCGCATTGTTGGATTTATACTAGGCAAAGTAAACACAGCAGAGCATCAAAAATTAATAAAACGTAGTGCAGATAAATATAAAAAGTATGTAGTTTATAAGGAAGACCTAAAATGATATTTGTACCACTAGACTTACCACCTATACCAAACAAGCCAGAATTAGTAAAAAGATTTGTAGGAACAACTTATGTTACAGGACATTGTGGTCGTATAGAAATAGAAAAAGAAAATATGACAATCACTGATCGTTTTGCTCATTGGACTGACACAAATTTATATTGGAGAAACGAAGAATGGACTGATACGGCTAAAAAAGATTTTCCTGAAATAATGGATTGGGTGCAAACAAACCTGCCTTTTGAAAAGTATTTTTTAATTAAACTAGGAAGATTATACAAAGCAGATCCACATGTGGACAATAATCTGTTTTGGGTATCTCAACAAGCAGATGATTTATATAAAAAATTAAATGATGGTAAAGTTTGTCCTTTTCCAAAAACAGAACTATTTAAACACACAGCAGTTGAAGATGCTATATATGAACATCAATTAGCAAATGAACCTGTAGGTTATAGATTTATTCTAAGTGGATCGCGAGATACTTTATATATGTCTAAAGATCAACGAGTAAAATTATCTGATGATAAAAAACACTATTGTACAATACCTGAAGACACAGACTCTTATGTAATTGATAACTGTTCGCAACCACATGGTGTTGATCCAAGACCAGGGATTGATGATGACCGTATTGTTGGATTTATTATTGGTTTAGTTAAACCTAAAGAACACAAAGAACTAGTACAACGTAGTGCTGAAAAATATAAAAAATATGTAATGACCAAGGAAATGGTAACATGATTCTTTTTGTGCCATTAGATGTCCCTACTATTCCAAATAAAGAAAAAATTTTAAAAAATTTTTATGGAAATACAAAAGTTGTAGGATATGATTCTAACAATGACCTTATGTTAATTGAAACTGATCAAAAAAAGATTGATTCAGCCAGCGATGTATTTTACAAATGGAAAACACAAAATCTATTAGAAGATGGTGAATGGAATGAATTTGCTAGGCAAACATACCCAGAGCTTATTCAATGGATTGATGATAATTTTCCTTTTACACAAAAATTAGATGTAAGATTAGATAGGGCTCAACAAAGTATATTACCACATACTGATGCTTATGATTGGGATAATCATGTTTTTGAAGGAGTAATGACAGATAGTAAAGGCAACAGTGTTAAAATACCGTATGCTAATGAAGTTACAAATCCACAAGCAATTTATAAACACCAACTAGAAAACGAACCAATAGGCTATAGATTTATTGTTAGTGGAAGTCGCAATAGTTTATATATGTGTAATGAAAATAATACACAGCAAAAAGTTTTTTGTTCAACACCAAAAGAAACAGATGCTTATGTTATTAATCATTGTACACAAATGCATGGTATGGATCCAAAAGAATCAGTAGATGATGAACGTGTAGTTGGATTTATAGATGGGATAGTTGATCCAAATAAACACAAACAATTAATAGAAAAAAGTTATAATGTATATAAAAGTTATTCTTTATCAAAGCAAGATCTTCCATGGTATAGTAAGGAGACGATTTAATGTTATTTCTACCGTTAGATATACCACCTATACCAAATAAAGATATAATCATAAAAAATTTTTATGGTAAAACTCAAGCAGTAGGATATGGTAAAGATAAAGAGTTAGTTTTTAGAGATGTTAGTGATGATACTTTATCACAAGCATCTGATGTATTTTATCAATGGAAAGCACAACAGTTATCAGATAAAGGAACATGGAATAGTTTTGCTCGTAAAACATACCCTGATTTAATTAAATGGATTGATGACTACTATCCATTTGAAACTATATTAGATGCACGTTTAGAAAGAGCAAAAGGTCATGTACTTCCACACACAGATGGAGCGTCAGTTGGATACGTTGGTCGTATGATGGATAGTAGTGGCGCTTATATAGATGTACCTAGTTACGTTGACAACCCTCAAGCAGTACTAGATCATCAATTAGAAAACGAACCAATAGGCTATAGATTTATTGTACATGGTTCAAGAGATACTTTATATATGTGCAAAGACGAACAAGGAAAAAACAAAGTATACTGTAATATTCCAAAAAATACAGATGCTTACGTTATAAATCACTGTACACAATTACATGGTATGGATCCTAAACCTGGTATTGATGATGAACGTATTGTTGGATTTATTATAGGAACTGTAAATACAGAAAAACACAACATACTATTAAAAAAGAGTGCAAATAAATATAAAGAGTATATAATAACAGCAAATGAGTTACGAGTATAAATTAAAATTAATTTTATTAGCCAATCATATATTAGCCATTATAGGACTAGTGTATGTTGGATGGGAATGGTTATGGCTATCTTTTATTGGTTGGATAGTGTTTGGAAAAATTGGCGGGGAGATAGCACTACACAGATATCTAACACACAAAAGTTTTGAAACATCATATTGGAAATCAAGATTGCTTATTGTTTTAAGTATGTTTAATTGTTTTGGATCACCTATTGCTTGGTGCGGAATACATAGAAAGCATCATGCAGTTCCAGAAACCAAAGAAGATCCACATGGTGGTCAACCAATGTGGCGTATATGGTCAACTTTTTGGGAACCATTTACAATTGAAAGAAAGTTTGTTGCTGATCTAGTAAAAGACACATGGATTAAATTTATACATCAACACTATTTAAAATTATTGTTAGGAACATATTTAATTGTAGCACTAATTGATTGGCGTATAGCAGTGTTTTTAATATCGTTACCAGCAGTGATTACTTTTCACAGTGCCGGGTTAGTTAATACAGTTTGTCATAAATGGGGATATAGATTGTTTGACACAAAAGATCATAGTACAAATAATACATGGGTAAACATTTTAACATTAGGTAGTGGTTTACATAACACTCATCATGAAAAACCAACCAGTTGGACAAACAAAGAAAAATGGTGGGAAATTGATTTACCTGCTTGGATCATAAAACATTTCTTTTTAGAAAAAACAACACATGGTAGAAACAATTGATAAGTCAGATTATATTTTAGAAATAAAAGGTTTAAAATATAATAAGTCAAAGTTACTACAAGTGGTTGATGACTTTGGGGTAACGTCTTTTATTTCTAAAAATCAAACAACACTTTATTTTGTAAGTAAAAATGATTATGACATTTATAACTATGACGGACAAACAGGTCATAACTTATTTAAACAGTTAGAGTATGTAGACTACGAAACACAATCACAAGCATATGAACTGATACAATCAATAATAGAACAGTTTAATCCTATATTACAACCAGCCATGCGTGGGCAGTTTATAAAATTTCCAAAAGGGTTTGAATTACTAAAACATACAGATGATTATGGAAAACCTGATAGTCAAATGCGAGAAGCAATGATTCACATAAGTTTGACAGATGAAACATCACCTATAGAATTCTATGATGGTGACCAGTTTTTATTTGAACACGAGTATACTGGTCCTACAATAGTTAACACTCAAAAAATGCACACAATAAAAGTTCCAACACAAGATCGTATATCATTTCAATTAACATTTGACACTGAATTTTTAAATAGACAACTATGGGAAAATCTGTTATTATTACATAGTAAAGGAAAAATTTTAAATTAAAATGATTGAACAAATTGAAAAAGGATATTTAGAGTTACCAAACTTTAAGGTTAATTATCAAGAACTTATTGATGAAGTAAAAGACATAGACTCTCGCAATGCTTGGTTAGAAAATCCTGCCAATCCTAATCAAATAGGATCTAAAGATCCATATGCTGATTACATACAACCAATTATACCAGAAACAATTAAACAAAATTTTAAAGATCACTGTTATACATGGTCAGGGTATGTCAAATGTTGGCCAGGATGTTATTTGCCACCCCACGAAGACACACATGTAGATTGGCCAAGTTTACATGAAAACGAAGAAGCAATGGCACTGATGAAAACCAAAGTAAACAATGACGAGTGGAGCAATCTACCAAGAGAGTGTGCTATTTTCTTTTCAGTGTATGGTGACTTTGATGTAGCACCAACAACATTATATGAAGCAACCACAAAAAACAAAATAGTTGATTTAAATTTTAAGGTTCCAACATTAATGAAGTGTAGTGGAGATATATTTCATGGAGTAGACAATACCAAAGGCGGCGATAGGGTTACTTATCAAATAAGTTTTTATGGTAAGTACACTTTTGAAAAAGTAGTAAATATGATTAGTAATGGAGAATTATTAAACTGATGCTAACAGAAACAATAAACAAAATTGAAAATGTAATCAAACTTAGAGCTCGTGATGATATAGCAACAGAAAAAGACATCACAGCCTTAGAAGAATATATGGGTATTTCACAAGAGCAGTTACAAGATGATCTTAAATTTTATAAACAACTAACACTAGGATATATTAAGTTGCCAAACTTTAAATATAACAAAGAAGAAATACAGCAACTATATGATTCAGCAAACTTTGGGTCAACAGGCAAAGGTGAATACCGAGACATACAAGGATATGCTCAGGTACCAACACCAAAGTTTGTAGAAGAACAATTTATTTTTCCAATGTATAAATCAAATGGATTTTTAAGAGCAAAAGAAGATAAAGCAATACCTTCTCATGTAGACATGGGCAGAGTAGCGGCAATATTAATTCCTTTTGTAGGAGAGCAGGATAAAAATCCATTACGTTTTTGGAAAAATGATAACAAAACATTAATAAGTGAAACACTTATTGATCAACCAACATTAATTAACACAACAATTTACCATTCAGTAGATACTGCTTCATCAAAGCAAAGAATTAATTTTACAATTTGTTTTGACTACCCTTATAGTTTTGAAGTATTGGCAGATTTATTTGTGCGTAAACAAATGCTAGAAAGGAAATTAGTAGCATGAACATAGATAAAATAAAAAACTTTGGCTCTATTGGTATATCAGTAACAGGAGTAAAATATCCATTTGTTAAAGAAGAAATGGATGAATTAAAAAAACTATTAGTTGAAAATCTTGTAATGGTATTTCCAAAAATTAACTATACCAAAGAACAATATTATGAATTATCAACTAACCTAGGAACAGTATGGAAGTATGGATTAAATGAAAATGAAAAAACAACATACAAAGGCGGTTATGTTGATGACAATGGTTATCCTCTATTACTTGGACTAGATAAAGTAACTGCCAAAAGAGATGCCGATGGTAAAGTAGATGGATTGCCAAACGGCGGAACAAAAGTTTTTAACTGGCATTGTGCTGAAGCCAAAAGAGACAGCATCAACGGTGTAGAACTACCATTAGCAGATTTTGTAGGACTACAAGGTGTACGTGGAACAGAAGGATCTATCACACAGGTTTGTCAAATGATTGATAGATATGAACTGGAAACACCAGAGAAAAAACAAGAACTAAAAGATACAATTATGAATTGGGGCTTTGTAGAAGGTGATGATGCTATATTACCAGAATGGGGGCAGTTTGATGAATATAAAGAAGCAGTACAAAAAGAATTAGGTATTGCTAGAGCATTGTCTAAACAGCAATCACTTGTACAGGTAGCAGTCAATGGTAAAGAAGGCCTACATTTTTCACCAAGTCAAATAGTAGGGATAGTTGGTCAAGACAATGAAAAATACCAAAAACTTAAAGATTATATAATGAAAGAGTATATTACTGACAAATATATATACAATCATGAATGGCAAGATGGTGATATATTCTATATGGATCAAAAGGTTTGTATTCATAGAAGAACTGATGCTAATAAAAATGTAGCAGGACTTACACTTGAACAATTAGAAAAACGTTTGCTTCATAGAATAGAAGTATATCCAGATTCTAGAAATCCATATGCTGAACTAAAACAAAAGCAAGGAGAAGCAGTATATGAAAGTTAAACCTTTAAAGAACTTTGGAAATTTTGGTGTTGAAATAACAGACCTAAAATATCCTTTTGTTCAAGACGAGTTAGATGAAGTATCAAAGTTGTGTAAACAAGAACTAGTGGTTGTACTACCTCAAGTGCATTACAGTATAGATCAATTTTACCAGTTATCTGAAGGTATTGGACAAATAGCAACACATGGACAAAAGCGAGGAGTACCTACAGGACACAAAACAGGCTACTTAGATGAGCAAGGTGCTCCTATATGGCCTGGGCTTGATATGGTAACTGCCAAATACAAAAATGAAAAAGGTGACTATAAAGGACTAGCAGGAGGTTTTACAAAAAGATTTAATTGGCATTGTGCTGAAGCAGAACGTGAATTAATAAATGGAGTAGAAAGACCTTTACCTGAAATAGTTGGTTTACATGGAGTCGAAGGTACAGAAGGAACAATGACACAAATTTGTCAAATGGTTGATAGATATCATTTAGAGTCAGAAGAAAAAAAACAAGAACTAAAAAATACAATCATGCAATGGGGATTTGTAGAAGGTGAAGATGCAATTATCGATGTTGATGACAAATATAGAACAGCAGAAACAGGCTATGGCGGTGATTGGATGGATAAGAAACAACCGCTAGTTAGAAAAAATATAAGCGGCAAAGAAGGGCTACACTTTTCACCAAGTCAGATTACAGGCATAGTTGGTAAGACAGAACAAGAATTTTTAGATCTTAAAAAATACATAATGACTGAGTATGTAACACCAGAGTATACATATGATCATGTATGGCAAAACGGTGACATTATATATTTTGATCAAGAAGTATCTATTCATAGAAGAGCAAGAACAGATGGTAATGATGTTTTAACTGTCGAGCAGTTAGAAAAAAGACTTCTGCACAGAATTGAAATACATATAGATAAAGAAAATTTTTTAAAAGTAACAAAACAAGTTTAAGTGCCTTTATAAAAAAGACACTTAAATTGTTTTTGATTTATTAGTCTAAGTGATCAGTTTCAGTAACTAATGGTAAACTACCAATGTCAGTTTGAATACCAGTTGCCGCCAATGCCGCATCATCATATGAGTCATCAAATGAAATAGTAATCACAACATCATCACCTCTCATTGCCCATTTTGCTCCAATATATTTGTTCCAATCAACTTGATTGTTTGGACCACCTGCTACATTGTTAAATTGAGAATGATCAATAGCATTATAAGTACCGTCACCTTCAACAGGGATTGGACCAGCAGTTTCGCCTAAAAATGCTTTTAAGGCTTCAACAGCACCAGCGGTACCATTTGTTTTATAAGATATCTTTTTTGCCATAATTTTTCTCCTAATTCTTATAAGAATGTGTATTATATAAACATTTATATTTATCTAAACTAGGTAGTTAATAGTGTAGTTTATTGTTAAAATAACTCTGCCCTGGCTTTAAATCGCTGAGATCTAAATGTTCATCAGTAAATTCCATAGGCAAATCATTATAACCCCAAAATAAGTGTGGAAATTCCTGTTTTGCTTGTTCTATGTTATTGATATTCCATTCTTCTGTAATAACTAAACAATTGTTTACAATCTGTGCTTTTTGCTTAACTAATTCAGGAACATGCGGCAATATTTGCTGTTCCATACGCAGTAAAACAGCATTAATATCCTCTTTTTTGTTAGTTGTTTTCCAAGATACTATCATATTATATATGTATTTATTATGAATTTTTAGGCATCTTTATGGTTGACAGATACCTATAAGATGCTATACTATAGAAAGTTATGTTAAATACAAACGAGGCAAATAAATGACAGAAGAAATAAAAAAGCACAGTGATTTACCACAGAATACTGAAATTACTATTGGTAAACACAAATTTAAGGTAGAGCTTGTAAAAGATCCACAAACCAAACAAGCCACGTATATCCTTGAAGGAAATAGACAATCAAAGTATGGTTTGATTAGAAATACACATCAACCTGAACTATTGTTTGCTTATAATCTCAAAGGCTATGACAAACAAGCCAAGGTAGCAGGATACACTTGGTTTACAGATAAAAATGGTAAACTAGAACCAGTAGGTTAAAATAAAACATGACTGAATTTACACATGGGTTACCTAACTCAGCAAAAAATTTCTATCTAACAAATAGAGGTTCATTATTAAGAACATTAATCTATACAATAGGACACTTTGTTATTGCAATCATAGTTCTTAAATCAGTAGCAGAAGTAACATTTTATGAAGCAATGACAGATGCTATTGTAGAACCATTAGCAAATTCAGTTTGGTATTTTGTTTTAGATAAGTTATGGATGTCAAAAATTACTAAAAAACCATTAAAAAAGAAAAAGAAAAAAGAAGGATACGGTAAATGGAAGGGAAACATATAAAATTAGATCCAGTAAAAGTAAAACACTCTGTAGCATCTGAACACGATTCAAAAGTTTGGTGGATGGAAGAACTTGAAGGAGAAATTCTTGAGTTTGCAAAATATATCAAAAACCATTATGGTATCAAATATAATGATACAGCCAAAGAACATCTAAAACGTATTGGTAGAACTTCTAACACTTTAAAAACAACATCAGCAATGATGACTGGAACACTAACTGATCTATACAAATATGAAGATAATTAATTTTTTTATTGAATACTTAAAAGATTTAATCACTGAGCCATTAGTTATAGGAATTATAATTACTTTTTTAAGTTTATTAATTCTTGAGATAGCACTGTAAATGCATTATGAATTTGAAGATCACAGAAACAAACAACCTTATGAACCACCTAGGTGGTTAGACTGGACTCCTGAACGTCCTATAAAATATCTATTAATTATTTGCTTTTTTATACTTGGTATTCCTTTTTTATTTGGATATGTACTTAGTCCTTTTGGAACACTATGGCAATTGATTGTAATAGACTATTGGTTATATCTAAAAGAACAAGCAAGAAACATTGATTTAGATCAATATAAGTAGAATTTAAAGATATCTATATAAATACAACATACAATTGAGCAGTATATGAAAAACAAACAAACATACATTATAGGTGAAGACACACCAAAGAAAAAAGTTAATAACTCTAAAAAAAATAAAAAGCCTGCAATTAAAAACAATCAGGTTAAAGAAAAAACATCAAATCCTATTAATACAGTATTTGCTGATGCATTTTCTAAATTAGGTGTTAGCCCAAAAGATTTTCAAAAAAAATAATTATTTTTTAGCAGATTCTTTTTGATACTTTAAATAAGAAGTGTAAACTTCTTTTGCATTAGGCTTAGATTTTACTTTTGATATATCTGCATGATCTTTAATTTCGTATTCTATTTTAGATCTTGATCCGTGCCCGCCACACTCAATGATGCATCTTTTAATATACAACTCATGTTCAGTATTCCACGATTCTTCTAAAATTTTTGCATAATAATCATGTTCTAGTATTTGATCTATTGAGTGTTTATTTAGATTATTCCAATCTTTTCCAAACTTATCTTCCATAACAAATAGTTTTTCTCTACCTTTTTGAATACTAGAAGCTCTTGCGTTATCTTTGTGCATGTCACCAAACCAACAGCATGGCCATAACCTCATATCATGTGAAATGTATGCACGTTTTTCATGTATTAATCTGCAACTTACATCTGTGAATTTTGTGTTTGTAATTGAGTCTATGTTTTTTGTTATATTATATTTGGCTTGTGCATGTTTATGGAGTATGGCGTTGTTGGTTGCTGTAACACTATGTTCGTGTTCTACTATTTTGCCATCTTCTTTTTTCTTAGAAACTGCTATCCATGATTTTTTAGATTGATTTCTTGCTGATCTTCTTACTCTAAATTCAAAGCCTAAACTTTTTGCATGTTGTCTTGCAAGATCAATGTCATCAATGTTATGATCGAATTCAATATATTGCCACACACCTCTACCTTGTCCTTTAGAGTATGCTTCCATATTTTTTGTTAGTTTATCCCAATTAACATTAACACGATATAAATGATTAGTATCTTTGTATCCGTCTACATTGAACTTAACACATAGTTTCCAATCGTATTTTAAACTAAGTTGAGAAAGTTTATACCAAAAATTTTCAGTTTGCATGCCACCATTAGTATCGATAACTATTGGCCGGCACTCATTTTCTAAAAAGTATTCACATATTTCATATAGGTCTTTGTTCATACCAGGATCACCATATACTCCACTGAATCCAAAGTCTTTGCCTTTAATTGCTTTAGGTGGAAATATTTTTTTTATTTGATCAATTGAAATGTCTAGCATTTCAAGTCCAGGATGAGTATCACCGTCTAAAGTTCTAGAACAGCCAGGACATCTAGCATTACATTTAGATGTTAGTTCTAGTTCATAAAATACTATGTCTTCTAATTTCATTTATAACTTATATCTTTCTTTTATTATATTATACAACTCTGGAATAGATTTTGCAAGATCTTGATTTCTAATTTCATCTTTAATCATAGTATCTCTAACAAAGTATTTCCACCATTTGTCTTCAAAACTTTGGTTATTTATTTTTAAACTATTAATTATGTTAACTGTATGCATTTCTTGTTTGAAATTTAGTTTATTTGTTTTTAAAAATGTATTCCATTTTTTACTTGCAATAGATTTAACATGACTAGGAAGAACAAGTACATTATGATAGTTTGGACGAGTAACAGCATTTATGTTAATCCAGTTAATTTTGTTTTCTTGTAACCAAGATAATAGTTCTGGTAAATTTAAAATATTTAATACTTGAGAAGTCATAACTGCTGTAACAGAAATATTTTTTTTAGAATTTTCTTTTAGATACATAATGTTTTTTTCTAATTTATTCCAAGAACCTTTCCAACGGATGTACTCGTAAACATTTTTATAACCATCGATACTAATAAGGAGAACCGTCTGGTTAAATTTGTGTAACTTTTCAAGTAGTTTTGGATTAATTTGTTGTCCGTTAGTTGTAATTTCTAACCATATGTTTTTTGCAAGATTATTGTCAATACAATAGTCTAGTATTTTTAAGAGTGTTTTATTAAGAGTCGGCTCTCCTCCAGATATAGATAAGTATTCTATATTGTGTAACAATTTATATATTTCATTTAAAAAGTCTTTGTTAGCCCACCAGTTTCTTTGTTTATCTAATTCTTTAAAGTGTGAGTCACTATGGTGCCAATTTCGATCTTCATCAATTCTATATTTGTCACTGTAATATAAAGAATGATTTTCTCGATTTTCATCTTCAATTACTGAACTAGCCCAATGATGACACATACGACATCCTAGGTTGCATAAATTTGTAAGTGCAAGTGATAATTCTTTTATAGAAGGATTATTAACATCTACATTTTCTATTGTAGTAATAGGTTGTTGTAACCTTTTTGATGTCATTCCTTGAGTTTCTTCTCGCCAACAATGTACACAAGCAGGGTGTTGAATACCATTAATTAGGTCGTTTCTTAAACCTTGTAATTCTTTTGAATTCCAATATTCATTTATTGAATGTATTGGAATTTGATACTCTTTTGTTTTATGCAATTGAGCTTCACAACAAGGATTTATTAGGCCAGAACCACCTGTCCATATAGAACTAAATGGAAAATTACAGAATGTTTTGTTGTTTGGCTTCATAATTTATTCTTGACTATTTGTTTATTATCCTTTATTATAGTATTTATTGAACAATAAGTCAATTAAAAGGATGAGTATACATGAAAGACCCACAAGTAGTTAGATTGGTTGATGATTTTAAACAACATCTAACAAAAATAAATGATATTCACCAACAGTTATATGGCCATGATGTTTGGGTAGATCTACAAAAACTATCAGAAGGTCAAGGTTGGGAAATAAGACATATGGAGCAACGAGTTAAATATCTAGATGATAAAATTATAGTTGATATTGATACAAGTGCTGAAGCAAATAAATAATTGTAACCAAGGAGGGTTATGGCAAAAATGAGAGCGTTTACGTTCTATGATGGAGACCAAGAACCAAAAACAGTAGATGCAGTAAGTTATAAAAAAGCAGTCAAGTCTTTTCAAACAAGTACCAAAAGCAAAGAAGTTAGAGTTGAATGGGAAGCAAAAAAAGGCGGCACTTACGAAAAACAACAAACACTACCACTAGGTAGATCTAAAAAACTAGGAAGATAAAATGGCACTAACAATTAACCAAGAAGAAAAAGCAAAACTTATTAAACTGTTTGATGAAGCAACACAGGTGTTGCAAGAAACAGATGATCTAAGAGCAGGCTTAAGAGACACAGTAAAACACATAGCAGAAGAATTAGACATTAAACCTGCTGTGCTAAACAAAGCAATTAAAATTGCATACAAAAATAGTTTATCAGAAGAGCGAGATGCGTTTGACGATATGGAAATGATACTTGAAACAATCAAACGTGGCGGAGCAGGCACTCAGGAATAATGATAATAAACCCTTGGAACGTTTTTCCACCAACTAAACAACAGGAAAAGTGGAAAGAAATACCAGACAGTGTATTTTGGATAAAAATAACAGTAATTGTTACAATAATAATGTTGTTTGGGTTTTTAATATTTGGGATTATAAATAATTAACATGCACACAAACTTTTATAAAGATCCTGATATACAGTTTGATATATCAAAACTACAGTCTGCGTTAGCAGAAGTAGACACAAGAGTAGCACGTCAATCACCATTAGGTGAAAGAGATATCAACGCAATTTGTTTAACACAGATACCTGGAGACCCTAATTCAATTACTGGTGGTAATGTAAGAGGTTTGTTTTGGACAAGACCAGACAGCACAGGTGTTGAAGTAACACGTGAAGAAAGAATTGACGAAACAAAATATTCTCAATTTGTTGAACTTTTTGAAGACACGTATTTCAAAGAAGTATATGATACACTCACAGCAAAATATAAATTGGGTAGAATTAGACTACTTTGGAAACTACCAAGAACAACATTGAGTTGGCATAGAGATCCAGAACCAAGATTGCATATACCAATCATAACTAATCCAGGTTCTATTATGGTTATTGACACAGAAGCTCGTCATATGCCAGCAGATGGATCAGTTTGGGTTACAGATAACACAAGATATCATAATGCATTCAATGGCGGTGAAGAAGACAGAGTACATCTAGTTGCTACAGTTTTAGATACTACACCAATTAAACCGTAATTGGTGCTTGACAAAATCTTAAAAGATAGTATTATATAGAATGCTTAGTAAAATACTAGATAAGTTTGAATGGTTAAAAAAAGTTAAACTAGTTGAACTTAATGAAATAGATACTTCCGAAGATCCTGTAAGACCAGAACTAGACAATTGGTTTAGGCAACAGTATGGTAGAAAGATTTATGGTCTTCAAGATAGAGACGAAATTGTTGCTGTAATGTGTTTTGCATTTACCAACGAAGTACCAGCATCAGTAGAAGAATTAGATACAATGAGCAAACAAGCTCACACAGAATCTATAAACACAGCACAAGCTCAAGGAAAAATTGCCATTGCCTATACAGTGTGGAGTCGTAAACGTGGAGGCGGCCAAAAAATTGTAGAAGAAGTTTTCAAAATGATCAAACAGTCAAATCATCTAACTAGATTAGTTACATTATCACCAAAGACAGAAATGGCTAGAAAGTTTCACACAAAGAACGGTGCTATAGAATTAAGAGAAAACAAAAACACAGTAAACTTTGAATATGTATTCAATGAATAATCTGCTTGTAGCTCAGTTGGATAGAGCATCAGTTTGCGGAACTGAAGGTCGCAGGTTCAACTCCTGCCAAGCAGGCCAATATGCCAATATAAATAGCAATGTATGATAATGAGTAATAGCGATGCTAAAGATTTTTGGAATCAAATTGAAAAGTTGCAAAAGGAGAATAATATGAACGTTGACAAATTAAGAGAACAACTAAAAATAGACGAAGGAGTCAAGTACGAAATCTATCTAGATCATTTGGGATATCCTACATTTGGTATAGGCCATTTGATAGTAGAATCTGATGAAGAACATGGTAAGCCAGTGGGTACACCTGTATCAGAGGAACGTGTAAATGCTGTGTTTGATAGCGACGTTGCAACCTATATAAATGAAGCAAAAAAAGTATTTCCTAACCTAGAAACATTACCTAGCGAAGCACAAGAAGTTATTGTGAACATGACGTTTAACATGGGAGCACCAAGATTGGCCAAATTTAAAAAATTTATTGCGGCCATAGAAGCACACAATTGGGACACGGCTTCTGTTGAAATGATGGATTCACGTTGGGCTAACCAGGTAGGAAACAGAGCAATTCGTCTTAGAGATAGAATCAAAGCACTTGCTTAAATCCTCTTTTAAATAGGGTTTTAACTGTTAAGCACTCAAACATCATAATCTATTGTAATGATGCTTGTAGACGCTTTAAAACAGGATTAAAGCACCATTATATAGAAGCAGTTACCAAAGTAGAGTAAGTTAATCATAAAAAAAGGTAGGGTAAATCAATACCCTACCTTTATCTTTATACTAGTAATATAAAACTATTTGTCGTCATTGTTGTAGTCGTAATCTTCATCATCTTCTTCATCTTCGTCATTTGATGAATCCCAATCGTTTTCGTCTACATAATCTTCATCGTCATCTTCGTTATCGCATTCGCATGGATCTTGATAGCATTCTTCACAATAATCATCATCGTGTTCTTCATTATCAAACTCATGATCCATTTCTAATAGTTCAACAATTCTGTTGATCTTTTCTTCTAACTCATCGATTCTATCGTTAAGTCTTTCGATTAAATTTTTCTCTTCCATGTGTCTACTCCCAAAGCAATTTGTATTAAGTCAATAGTATTTAGGCATCTATATTTTGAAATTAAAACGCAACATATGACTTAAACTTATATGTTAATCAAAGTTTTTTATATAAACACTTGAGATAATAACTAGACAACAGCACAATAAATACTATTATTATGTATAGACCATTACCAGACGGATTAACTAT